TATCATTACTGAGATATATCATCCAGATTAATTGGTCACTCTTTGCCCAGGGCGGGCAAAAAAATAAGAGTGTACATCATCCGAGTAGCACAGTCACTAGTATTAGAGCATTACAGAGGCGGTTGTCCTGTACCTCGAGCTCCGTCTTTATACAACGGCGGTCTACATATAACATACTAGCGTAACATGTAGACGTGTAGCATCGCTGCTACGTCTTTTTAGCCTTTATGAATCCTGTTCAAACAATCAAACCGCGGCGTTTGCGATCTTCATCCCGAAGGGTAGTGATTGAGTGCTCGTTGCAGCGACGAGACTTCCATCCCTGTGATCCGAGATCCAGGTATAGGGCACACGTGATTAGCCTGTGCTAGCTTAACTGCTTAATTTGCCTTGTTTAGATTTTTGAGCCTGGTATGTATCGTCTGATAGAATTTTTGATTGCTCTTAGTGCCTGGGTGAACGCCGTCAAAATTGGTGTCAATGATTTGATCATAGAATGAATTATATAGATTAATCCATACAGAACTATCAATTCCGCCGGCTGCTGTATATTGAGAATGTGCTTTTACGTATAATAAGTGAAGGTCTTTGTCGTTTCTAGTTTCAATATTTAAAATTTTAGATTTGGTGAAAGGGGTGTAATTTTCAGGTTTAGTATTGATTTGTTTAATAAAGTAATTTTTGTCCCATGGGCATATACCATTTATAAAAAAAATATTTTTTATTCCAAGGTAATTGGCAATTTTGGTAAGAATATTTGTGTAGTTAACAACTTTTAAAATTTCCCAGTGTAAATGATGCATAGCGTGTAAACGGCTAAGCACATCGTTGATGTAAGATCGGGGATAATAATCTCCGTTGTTTAACCCCACATCATGATGTGCATTGTCGAAACCTCCTAAATGCTCCTCTGTTGTCCATAACTCAAATCCTACATTAAAATTGTATCTTGGCATAGCCGACCATTGTACAAATACAGTATCAATATTGGAATTATGATCAGTGATTGCTTTTAACGTTGATTCAAAAATTTCTGTATTGCTTGCTCCACCAGCAGCAAGATTAAGTAACTTCAGCTGATTAATAGTATCAATGTTTTTATAACACAAGTTCACCCAAAGTTCTGGACAATCTTTTACTTCAGTAATTACACTGATTTTAGGGTCGCAGTCCCGCCAACCGTTTCCAGCGGTAAATGAACATCCTGTAAAGATCACCAATTTCACTAACTTATTTTGCCTTTAATGTGCGAGCCGTGTACTCTTACTTGTATATGTCCGTTGTAGTACGCATCTGATTCTAAGACTTGGTGTCTAAATTGTTCTCGTGCTTCGATGTATGAGCATTCAGCTTTGGATTTGCAGTAGTAGAGAATTTCTCTGGTAAATTTTTCTGGGCCTAGGGTTTCAATATCTTTTTTGAGTTCGTCGTTTGATCCATAATATAGTTGCCAATCGCTGTCAATTTTGCTACGAATCTTTTTCTTTTTCTTTGTGCCGTTTTTGAGTTTTACTGTTTTGTATGTAGTTTTAGAGAATTTAGCAAGTTTCTTACCTATGTACTTGCGCCCAGTGACTGTGTTTGTTATCAAATATACAAATCCTACGCAATCTTCAGGGAGAGCATCAATTTGGGTATTTTCAAAAAGCCAGGTCATGTAACATAATTATGCCTTTCACCATTGAGTTGCATAATTTTCGTCTACTTGCGCTGCATTGCATTTTGTTTGACACTCCTGCCACTCAAATGCTTTAAATTCGTTCTCCCAAAAAGGATCAGCTAGTACATCGGTCAAGGTTCTTGTGTGTAAATTGAAGCTTTGTGCTAGAGTTTGCCATGATGAATTGTGATTGTATCTGTTTGCTACCCAGCAGCAGGGAAAAAATCTGCCCCGGGCATCTATGTAAAGTCCTTTATTTCCTATAGAACACAAGGGTTTAACACCATTAGTAGTTACAGCTTGATCAAATAGCTTCAAGTTTGTAAGCGGAATAGATTGCCACTCGCCTGCTTCTGTGAGTGCAGTTACTTCACGTTCAAAACGATGTGTGCTACTAACATATTTTACACTAGGCTGTAGTAGATCGTCTAGTCCGTAGATGGGATATACGCTGCCAAACTTGGTGCTTTTTGTTATCTGAAAACGATCCGCTCCTAATCGCCGGGCAAACTGTTGCATGAAGGCTAAATGATCTTCATTGAATCGAAATGCAATAGCAGCCCAAACAATTTGGCAACGGCTTGTTGCCCTAAGAGTTTGCAGTCCTGCTATGATACTATCCCAGTCACTGTTGACTCGATACAAGTTATTGCTGGCGTTGTCGTAACCGTCAATACTGAAATGTACACTATCTTGATGATCTAACAGCTGGCCTAGTTCAATCCACCAAGACAATTTTTTATGACTGCCGTTGGTAATAACAACAATTTCTACTGGCTTTACACTTTTAATGTACTGTACAACAGGGATTAGGTCGTGTGCATATATAGGATCGCCGTCATCTCCACAGAACGTAATTTTTTCTACATTGGCCAATATAAACTCTGGAGTGAAGTTTCTTTTGAAGAACTCCAGATCCAGTTCGGTGTTGATCAAACTATCGGGAACTTCTGCACGGGCGCACCGAGGACATTGCAAAGTGCATTTGCTTGATATTTCAATATGCCAATGCCATGTTGCTAGAGTCATGTTATTTCAACATCAGTATTGTAGGTTGTGAATCCGTTTTCTTTGACTACACTTAATACATTGTTGACTCGTCCTGCCAGTTCATCCTTGTGCGACACTAACCATACTGAACGATTGCCCTCGCGTGCCATTTTCTTGAGAATAGCTAGACTGTTTTCCACGCCCGAGCTGTCCATGCCAGTATCAATAACTTCGTCAATAAACAACAAGTTGATGGGTTGATATAGGCTTTCCCACACATCACGGAACGCCCAGCTCAATGACAGTATAAGTCGGTTGCGTTCGCCACGCGATAAATTGTCAAAGTCCAGCTCGCGCCCTAGTTCCTCGATGCTGACTGTCAAGTCATTTAAGAACTTTACAGTATGTGGTAATCCAATACGATCTAAATATTGACTTAATCTAGCATTTAAGTAACTGAGATTTTGATCAATAATACGTTTACGTATAAAGCTATCCTTGTTAGTCAGCAGTTTAAGCAAGAACTCCTGATGCTCTTTGACTGTGGTCAATTGATTGATCAAATCGTAGTTAACTTCTTCTAAGGCCTGCGTTTCCATTTCTGCAATTTGATCTGCATAAGGATCCTGCTCTGCTTTCTTAGACTCCATTTGCTGCTGTAAGTTTGCTAGTGTGTTTTTATGATTAATGGCATCTTCTTTTCGATCATAAAACACAGAGGGTATAGGACCCGGTGTGCCTAATTTTTCTAATTGGTCAATATGTTCCATTAGTTGTGTATCATTGGCAAGATATTGTAAACTTGTTTCTTGCATCGTAGCCCGCTTTTCCGCCAACACCTGTTCGTGACGATCATCATGTATTGCTTGCCCGCAAGCATAACACTCATGCTTTTCTAATGTTTCAATTTCTTTTTTTAACTTGTCTTGGGCCTTTAGTAACTTTATTTGTTCCTGCTCACAGGCAATTTTCCACCTAGTAACTTCTGCAACAGCTTTTGACAATTCATTTTGTATGTATAAAGCGTCATGATGTAACAATTCCTGCTCGATGTCTAAATCGCCAATTGCATCAATGGCCTGTTTTAACTGATAGATATCGTTTAGCTTTTTGGTATTCCACATCTGCTGCCTACGCTTGGTAGCATCAATCTGTTCTTGAATACGAGCATTGGCATCGTTAACTGCTTTGATTCTATATTCTTCAGCAGTAATAGCATCCTTGGTAGCTTTTAGCTGTTCTTTGAGAGCATCGGCTTTTTCACTTAGCATGGTAATACCAAGTAACTGTTCGATGATAGTGCGCTGATCGTTGGCTTTCAGACTGAGAAACGGCTCGGTATAAGTGTTAAGCGCCACAATGTGTTTGAACATGTCGTGACTCATGCCTAGCATGCGTTCAATGGCCGCTTGTGTTTCTCTACTGTCACCTTGTGACTCGTCTGTGATTTCTTGTTCTTGGTCGCCAATATAAAACGCCATGGTGTTAGGTTTGCGCCCACGTTCAATTTTGTACTCTATGCCATTGTTCTCAAACTCGATAGTGACCAGCATGGCTTTACCGTTGGTCTTGTTGATCAAATTGTCTTTTTTGATATTGGTCAATGCGCTGCCATACAATGCATAACTCAATGCATTGATAATAGTGGTCTTGCCAGTACCGTTACGAGCGCCAGTGTCGTCACCGCCTAGATCCAGATTCTGGCCCAGAACTAAAGTTAAGTCTTTGCGATCAAACGACACCGCCTGGGTAGCATTACCCACGCTCATAAAGTTTTTTACTGATAAAGATTTTATTTTAAACATGCGTACTCATAGGTTTCTATAGATATCCATTAGCAGTTTGGAATCGTATTGTTTACTATCAATGTTGGTAAGTTGGTTGGTAACAATGGTGTCCACACTTTCAAACATGATGTTACCTTGAATGTCAAACGTGATGTCGCCTTCAACAACTTTTTGTGGAATAAGAGTAATTTCTCTCAGTTTGTAAGTTTCGATAAACGTTTCTTTGATAAAGGTAGCTTCTTCATAGCTGATATCTACATCAAGATTTACACGCACATGCATTCCGGGTTTGAGTAATGCATCTGTGTCTTTGAGTACATCACTGAGCTGATACACTCGATAGCGAGGTTGCTCGGGCCAGGTATGATATTCGGGCTCTTGACCCCATTCCATGATCATCATGCCTCTGGCATCGTCGCCGGCGTCAGCATAGTTGTGCGGGAAACAGTTACCAATGTAGGTAATATTTTTTTGTGTTTGTCTTTTGTGAAAGTGGCCAGTAAACACATGTTCTATATGACCAAATGACTCTTGTTTGACTTCACCGTGGTCTGGCATCTGTACCATGGCATTCATGTAAAAATGTGGCAGCTCAAAGTGCCCAAACATGTATTTGGCTGTCAGCCGAGGAATACGTTTATGATCGTCACCAACAAGCCAAGGTGCAATAACCACATTGCCACTTTCAAACCAATCGTTGCAGATGTGGACGTTTGATAAGTGCTTGGCCCATTCAACGCTCTGGACATCTCGCTTATCACGATAATATAAATCGTGATTACCGGGAATAAAGTAAACAGTTTGAAAATTATCATTCAAATGCTCCAATGCACGTAGGCTATAATTGAGTGTAACTATATTAATTGATGCACGATTATTATGCCAGTCGCCCAGGAACATGGCTGTTTCGCAACCCTCTTCTCGTGCTTTGGCAGTAAACCATTTAATAAAGTTTAGGCAGTCTTCGTTGTGTTGGGTACTGTTGCTTTTCAATCCGAAGTGAATATCAGTGCAAACAGCAACTTTTTTAAATAGATTGGTCATTTAAACATTGTATACTAGATTGTATCAAGAAAGCAAGAGATTATGAAAGAGTATCTAGCCATCGATACGTTTCTCTCCAATTGGTATTGCGTCTGCGGTCCAGCTCGTCCAAGTACTGTTTCAGTGCATCAATTTTAGAAGGATCCTTAACAGACTGTCGTTGTTGTTGAGCAATGCCCTGCATCATTTGCTTTTGACCGCGTTGATTTTCAGTTTGTTCGGGCATCAGCGACAAGATGCGATCAAACTCGTGATCAAATACACCACTGCCAAAAATATAAGGATCGTCAATACCTCCTGACGTATTGAAACTGTGCAATACAGGATTGGGATATGTACGGAATTCTTCCACAACCGGGTCCTGTTTGGAGTTCCACTCATTGATTTTTTCAATCAACTCTGGCATGGACTTGATAGTTAGTGCAGATATAGTGCTGTTGATTGATGCCAAGATCCAGGGAGTATTTAGAATGTATTCGAAGTTTTTACGCCATAACTCTAGGTTCAATCCAAATCTAGAATGTTCTTGCTCGTTGCCCCAACAGTCCAGACTTGCAGTCAATTGAAGTCGCCACATCTTTTTATGTTTGACCAGCAGTTCAAACTTTTGCAGGTAAGACTTAAAACGTTCGTGTGGTATATTTAGATTGCTAACAATGCTAATTTGCAAGTCTGGGTGTCCGTAGCGGGCCCAGAACTTGATGCTGTCGTCAAATTCTTTGATTAGAAACGGTTCGCCGCCGAGTATGTGATAGCGTTGAATGTGTTTGGCAGTGTCGCCTGTGGCCAAGTACTTCCAAAAATCTGCAACCATTTTATCATAGTGCGGATTTTCTTGTTCTTGGGTGACATCAAATGATTCTGCAGACTTGGCAAAAAAATTACCATGTTTTTTATTTTCGTCTGCCCACTTGCTGCTAAAATGCGGTCCGCAGTACACACACGACATGTTGCAGGTGTTGGTAAAATAAACTTCTACCATGGTAGGAGTAACGTGTGTGCTAGCTGGATCATCCAACAATTCTGGAGCCACAAGATTTACATCCTGCAATTGATCAAGTTGAAAAAGCCGATCACTTTGTCCGCCATGTGCTTCGACATTTTTGCAGTACTCACAACCTGCACCAGGCCACTCGCCCTTGAGCATCTTGCGCCTGGCTTCAACTTTGGCTGGCAAGTTGTGAAACTGTGCAAAATTATCAGGAGCTATAGCATATTTTTGTGTTCTATGACACGACGAGCTAGTGCCGCTTTGAAAATATATGGAACTCCATCCCCATTTCAACAAACAAGCTGATTCAGTGTTGATGGGAAATATTTTCTTAGTCATCACTGTAGTTGCCGTCGCCGCCACCGCCCCAAGAGCCCATGCCCTGGCGTGTGTAGCTAGGGGTAAGACCGTTCATTTCTAGAATATCATCTCTAAGATTTTGATTGCGTTTTTCAATGTTAAGCACTCGAGTAAAACTATTAGTGATAGCAGCAGTATAGTAAGCAAAAGGATTCTGCGACTTGGACTCATCAAACTGCAAACCAATTTGGCTAAGCTGGAGCAAAGCCTGACTACGCATTTCATCATTGTAAGTGTATCCTCTCCAATTTGAACGTGTTGCATATCGCTCGCATAACTTCATGAACATGTGAGCTAGTTTTTTAGTCATTGCACCGTGATCTCTGCACCACACACCAGTGTCTAAATCGCCCTTCCAGTGACTTTTACCTACACAGAACGGTACGCCATTGTCATCAATTCTGTAGTGCTGGAATGGCGGAAAATTGCACTTTGTATACTTGGCTGGCGCCGGAATTGCAAATCCGTCGTCGTCATACTCGGTAATTGCTGGCCCTTCTTCTTCTGCTAGCTTTTCGGCTGCTCTGCGGGTTTTGACATCATCAATGGGCACATGCTCCCAGGTCATTATGCGAAAGACAATTTCTGTGTCTTTGATTTTACTGGGTTTGACAGCAAAATCGTCAAGTTTTAGTTTGACTGTGGTTTCTGCTTGCGCCAGATCGTATGCAGCACGACCCAGTCGTTCTGCTCTGAGTTTGCGTCCTTCGGCGATATTTTTCTTGTTGATTTTGTCTACACTGGGCAAAATTATGTCGTAAAAACTGTCTTCTGGTGTCAGATAGCTACAGTATGTGGTTTTACTTTTGTGTATTTCTTTTAAAATATCACGGTTATTTAGATAATTGTGTTTCATGGTTACCCTTTAAATATGCACTTAATATAACAAATAAATACTAAAATAGCAAGAGGAAAATTTATGCCAGTGGTAGAAGATTCAAAAGTAGGACTGTTTGCAACACCTGTATATGGTAATGCTGGTTTGGGCAACAACCCCACCGCAGAACAAATACCTAAAAACTCCACATCTGGATCCGGAGATCCAGCACAGGCTCGACTGTTAAAAGCCGGACTCAGTCCTGGCGGTGCAATGACTTCAGGCATGGCCGGAGCAGACCCAAACGGTCCAAAAGTTGGATTTGACAAATCTGGCGAAGAATGGCGAGTACGAGTCAGCGTGTCTCCTAACGCACAAATATTGTACAGAGATCCAAACCCTGGAGTTATGAAATATCTTAAAGACACAGACGGGGTCATTTTTCCTTATGCTCCACAAGTGACAGTTGCATATCAAGCCAGATATGGATCTCAACCGCTGACTCATACCAACTATACTAATTTTTTCTACGAAGCCAGTGAAGTGCAAGCAATTCAAATAAGCGGAGAGTTTTCTGTACAAAATGATTTTGACGCTCAATACCTACTAGGAGCACTTTACTTTTTTAGAGCCGCAACAAAAATGTTTTACGGCAATTCGGGCACGTATCAAGGAGCACCACCTCCTATTGTGTACTTGGATGGATACGGCGCACATTATTTACCGCATGTTCCGTGCCTTGTTACACAATTCTCGCATACCATGCCCAACGACGTTGACTATATTGAAACCACTGTAACGTCAAAAGGCGAAACAAAAACAATTGATTCTGCAACCAAGCAACCAACTACCAAAACAGGTCCTGGTACTATTACAACAGAATCAACAAACACAAACAAAACAAGACTGCCTACTGTAAGCACAATCAGTGTAACACTACAGCCAGTCTACAGTAGAACAAAACAAAAAGAATTTGACTTTGGTGCATTTGCCAGAGGTGAAATGATAACCAAGGGTATGTTATAATGGCAAAAACTTCTTATTCAAGCTCGAGTCCGTACGCACAAACTCGCACATTTGGTAATTTTTTAGATGTAATGATAGATAGACCTGTGTCTAAACTGGATGATGATGTGCTATATGCCATAGACAAAGTGTACGAATATCGCCCAGACATGCTGGCATCTGACCTTTACGGTGACAGCTCGCTGTGGTGGGTATTTGCACAACGTAATCCCAACGTACTTAAAGATCCTTTATTTGATTTTCGCTCTGGAGTTCAAATTTATATACCTAAAAAAGCTACGCTACAATCAGATTTGGGAGTCTAATCAGTGGCATATGATGCAAACAAAGCAGCTCAGGTCAGTTATTACCTGAAGCAAGGATTGTCTGAAGACGAAGCTTTTGCCCGAGCTGGTATCCCTGCGTCCGACGATGCATACTATTCAATTGACGGAGTCAAGAACAGTCCCACTTATGGACAAGTAATTGCCGGCCCGGCTGCCGAACGCCCAGTGGACCCTAGTATAAAAGTAATGTCTGCCGCAGACAAAGCAGAAATCAAAGCTAGAGAAGCACGTGAAGCTGAAGAAGATCGTAAACTTAGAGCCAAAGAAGAAGCAGAGGACGCTGCTGCTAGAGCAAGGGAAGAAGCGCAAGATCGTGAAGCCGCAGCAAGAGAAAAAGCTGAAGAAAGCAGACAAACAGCACTAGACCAGGCACAGGTAAACGCCAAGGCACGTGATGCAGGCCCAAGCAATACTAGAACAACCAACACAGTAACTACAACCGGCAGAGGCGAAACTGTTACAAAGATGACTCCGGAATACCGGGAATATCTTGATAAACGTGGTGCAGCTGATACAGCAGATGCTGCTGCAACACAGGCAGCAAAAGATGAATATCTGAGAGCTAAAGGACTTGATCAATCTACACCTGCAGAAAAACGCAAAGCATTGCGTGAAGCAGAAGCCAGCGGCACATCGTTTGAAAGTACAGCCAATAGAGACGCAGTAGGCGGACCGCCACCTAATCAGTATACAACAACCACAATACCCAGTACCACAAACACAGAATCCACAGTCAATGATGGTACACAAACAGACGATCAATCTGCCAAAGAATCAGCTAAAGGACAAACAGCTGAAGACGCTGTTAATAATACCACCCCAAAAGAAATACCCGGTGAAGGAACAGTTGCACCGGATGCCGCTACCGTAACTGATGCTGAAGCCGAAAAAATAAAAAACAATGAACGCGATAGTGAACAAGCCAACGAGCTTCCACCAAATGCATTTCCTGCTCCACCACCATCAGAAAGTAAGATTGCTGACGCATCTACTAAAAAATCTGAGTCAGCAAAGCAAAACAGTATTGTTGGTGCTACCAGTAACAGCAAACAAACTGGAATCAGTGACAAAAACGATAACGAAAAGCAAAAAGAGTTATCTGCTAAACTGGTAAAAGCAAAAACAAATAGACTGCATGACTATACGTCATCTACATATCGTATCACAATGTACTTGTTGTCGGCTTTGGACTACGCCAACTTGGTTGCACAACCCACAACATTTAACCCAAAGTATGCACTGATCAGCAGCGGAGGCGGATTTCCGAATAAGCCCTCTTACGATTCTTACGGAACCCTTAAAACCGGGCGTCATCCAGACTTCCAGGAAGACTTTTTCATTGAACAACTGAGCATGACAACAGTTGTGGGATTGAACTCTAAATCCAAAGCCAGCAATGCAATTGAGATTAATTTTACTATTGTTGAACCGTATGGCATGACCTTGCTGGATAGGCTAATGAGTGCATGTAGCATGCCGCCGGTGAACAGTCCAAACTATGTTGATCAACCCTACCTGCTAGAAGTGGACTTTTTGGCCAATGCGGATGAAGCCAAGCAATCAAAAGTGGCATCCTCGTATGCTGAGCTCGCTGCCGGTTCTACTGGAATCAGAATTGATAGAAAACGATTTGCAGTCAAAATTATAGAAATGAAAATCAAACCTGGAGCATCGGGTACAGAATATCGATGCCGGGCAATTCCGTTTAATCATGTGGCGTTCCAGGATACTATTGCATCTATTCCAATTACACTAAATGTTCAAGCCGATACTCTTGGCAAGTTCTTTGATAGCGAAAATGAAATTAGTAAAATATTTTCAACAGACGTTGAAAAAAATGACGAAAGAATCGAAACAGAATTAAAAAAATGGATAGCTTTAAATTACAATGATGCAGACCCAGGAGTCACTAAACCAACGGATGCAGAAATACAAGCACAGCGAAATAAAATAAAAGCAAGTCTGTCTTATACCACTGACAGTTTTCCAGCTGCATACAATACCTACATGCGTGGTGTTGCTGGTAGCGGAAAAACATTTACATATCCGCCATCATTGATTGCTGTTAACATTCCTGATCCTGAAATGAAAAAGTCTTTGATTGTGGATGCAGCAAATACTGATACCAAGACACTACCAATGGCCAATAGGACCGATGGTGTACGAGATTCGGTTCAAACAGCTAATCTTAAAGATGGTAAAACAAAACAAGGATTTCCAATCAGTGCAGGAACAAACGTTGTGCAATTGATTGATCGGGTAATGCAAAGCAGTGAATACATTACTAAACAAGTAAGAGAAGCCAAAGCCGCTATTGCAAAAAGTAAAGAAATTATTGCAGAACACAGCAAGTTATTAAGCGATCCAAGCACCAATAGCGAATACCGCCAACAATTAGAAAAAGAAAAGCGTGATGCTGAAACAGAAATGAATCAGTACAGGTTCTTGAAATGGTACAAAATTATACCGCAAACTTTCTTGCTTAATTTTGACTTTAGTAGAAATGCATACAGTAAACAGGCAATTTA